CTGATTGGTCAGGGACTCGCTGATCTGCGCGGCGATCAGGCTCACGCCCGTGCCAACCATGGCCAGGACGACCGGGGTGAAGGATCCGAACGAGAAGATTTCGATTGCCGCTGCTCCGGCAAGTAAGGCTGCTCCCGCGACGGCTTTCATTTAGACCCTCCAGGCGCGAAGAACCAGCGCGGGGATGATGGTGACGGGGATCTTCTTCAAGCCCAGCTCGCCCTGGGCGATGACGTGACGCCCGGACAGGTGCATAATCCCGGCGATGACCCGGCCCGCGTCAGAGAGCACCACAAGGTCACCGCGGCCTGCCATAAGCGGCGGGATCTCTTTCAACCCGTGCTTTGCCGCACAGTGAGCCGCGCAGTCGGCAACGGTGGGATCGGCGAGGCCGGTGACCTGCTTGGCGATGGCCACGCTGCCGGCCTGGTCGTTGTACTTGGCCCTGAACTCGCTTGCAATGTCGACCCCGGTGAAAGCGAAAATGGCATCCGCGGCGAAGAGAGCGCAGTCATGCGTGCCCCAGGCGAAAGGCGTGTCTTTCCGGCCACGCAGGAACGTATGGAACTCGCGTGTGGCCCAGTGCTGGGTGCGCTTGATCCGCGCAGGCGGAGGAGCAGGCATGGGCAGAGCCGGCGCATGATAGTCGGCCGGCCGCGATCGCGGAGTGGTGCGAGGGTTCGTTGTCATAGTTATCCGTTCCACTTCGTGGCCTGGTCATTGAGCGACTCAATCCAGTTCATGCTGGTGTCTGTGGGATAGCCGCCGACACCTTGCTGATCCGCCGTTGTGTAGCGCCGCAGCGTTGCCCGCTGCAGATCGGCAAGGCGGGATTCGAGTGCGAGCGAGATGCTGATGGTGGGCACGCCCATGCTTAAGGTCGGCTTGTCCACCGTGCCGACGAAGATCGGATACGGGGCTCCTTCGATTGCGCCGGTGACAGGATTCAACAAGGCGAAGTAGATGGTTGCAGGGGCGCCCTGCTGCACGTCGCTCATGGTCTCGCCGAGAATTGTGGGATCGATGCCGCTCAGCTCGACGGTCATGCCATACGCCTGAACGTCGGTGCCTTCCGTCACGGCCGAGATGCGGCCCATGCTGCCGATGCCGGTGTAACTGTTGCCCGCGTAAACCAAAGTGCCGACGCCCGTCCACGCATAAACGGTCATCGAGTTGAACGTGATCGCGGCCATGAAGCAGGGAACGATGTCGTTCGATAGAAGCGGGGTGAGCATGCCACTGGAGATATTCCTGCTCATCAGCGCACCTCGGTGACATCGAAGGAGATCTGCGTTAGGCCGGTGAAATCGGAGTGCCAGGCGCGGCTGTTGTTCTTGAGCCGGAAGAGCCCGACGCAGTTGAAGAGGAGGATGGGCGTGTCGTTTGCGGGCACGTCGCGCAAGCTGGGATAAATCGAGATCGTCGCGTTGCCGCTTGAGTCGCTGTTCACTTGCTCGCAGACTTCATGCAGGTGATAGCCGATCTGGATGTAGTCGCCGGGCAGCAGCTGGCCGGTGATGCTGTGGGTCCAGCCCGTGGTTACGAGCGAGGTTGCGGACGTCAGGTTGGTTCCGGAAGTGACAGGCGCACCTAAAGCTTTGCCGAGCGGTGTGCTGCTCGCTGGATCCGGATTGATCTGGAATACGTTGGCCATGCCGCGCAGCTCGGCCATGAAGCCTTTCCAGTTCGACGCGTTCATCCGATTCATCTTCGGCAGGGTGAAGTTGAAAGCCCACGCATCGGCGCCTGGCCACGTTTGCGTTTGCGCCTGGCCGGGGACGTAGGGAGACGGCACGACGGCCACGGAGTCGATCATGGTCAGACTGAACTGACTCAGGCCGGGATACGCAGGAAGCGGAATGAGGGTATAGACGTTGCCGTTGGGCAACGTGATTGTCGAAGACATGGAGTGCTCCTACTTGCGCGAAGGGGTGCGGCGTGTGTGATCGTGCTGCGATTGGGCGGATGCCTTCACGAGATGGGGTGCGGCCTGACGGATGCCGCGCTGGACCGCTGCGTTGATTGCGGCCGGATCGGTTGCACCACGCGCATCGATGGTCCAGTTGTGTGTCGTGGATCCGCCGCCGGAAAGCATCGCCTTGGTGTCGCGGTTGTTGTAAATGCGTGCGCCCGAACCGAAGTGAGCCAGCTCTGGACCGGCCTCGCCAACCATCGACCAGTCGCCGGGGGAGACCACGCCGCCGCCGGCGTTGCTGCCGTACTGCATGAAATCGCCCGCGTTGTTGAAGAAGCCGTTGGGAGTGACACCTTGCGTGTCTGCATAGCCGCCAGTGGAGTCGCTACCGCTGTTGGAACCGCCCGTCGTCGCTCCGTAAGCCATGCCGGCACCCTTGATGCCAAGCTGAGCCCATTTGTTCACGTCACCGGGTACTGGGGATTCCTTGATGCCGAGCTTGCTTGCGCCGGAACCGCCCGCAAAACCGCCTTCGTGTGCATCGAATAGAGCGCCGCCCGGCCCGAACAGGTTCCCAAAGTGTTTGCCCATGAAGTCTGAGTCATTCGCCCAGTCGAGAAACTTCCCTGCAAGCCCAGTTACGGGGCTATCCCCGCCGGAATCACCGCTGCCCGAACCGCTTCCTCCACCACTTCCTGAACCACTTCCAGCATTGACATCTTTGGTAATCATGGGGTTGGACTTGGTGCCGAGCTTCCCATGAGTTATGCCAAGTTTGTCCATGAGGCTGTCGATCCCGGAGGCCTTCAACAACTGACCTTCAGCATCCTGAAGTCCCGTTTTCGCAATGCCTTCGAAAATCTGTTTGCCGGCGTCCTTGAACGGATTCTGCCCCGGTTGCGGCTTCTCAGTCAGGAGCTTCAAAATCGCGTTGTTTACCGAGGTCAGAGCACCTTCTACCGTCTCCTTGAATTGCTTCCCCCAGTCCTCGGATTTGGCGATGATGTCGTTGAAGGTCTCCTCGACCTGGCCGGTGAAGCTGGTGCCCCATTCCGCCTGGGCATCTTCAAGTCCTTGAGTCTGGTGGCTGTTTCTTGCAGCCTGCTGGTCGACGGTGATACCTTCGCGCTGCGCGCCGGCCTGCTCGGGCGTGAGGTACCCAGCCGCAAGCTGTGCTGCAATCTTCGTGAGCAGATCGGAGTAGTGCTCCATCAGCGCGTTGTAAGCTGCCTGATGCGCGTTGGCCGTGGCCATTGCGGCCTCATGAGGAGTCATCGCCCCATGCGCTTCGGCAATCTTTATCTGGAGTTCGCTGAGCTTCGCGGCGTGCTCCGTTGCCTCCGATTCACCCCGGCCCCACGCTTCCCAGTATTCCTTCGCTGCCCTGGTGTTTGCCTCGAGATCGTCGTGTTCCTTTTTGAGCTGGCCTTTCTCGCGGCCTTCAATCGCGCCGACCCCTTGCTCTCTGAGAGCCGATTCCCACTCCCGGGTATCGGCCTCCGTCCGGTGAATCTGCTCTTCGAGATTCTTCTTCATGTTCTCGAAGTAGGCTTTGACTGCCGGGTTTTCTGTCTTGCTCTTGCTCTCGTCCTGCTTCAGGGTGGAAGTCTGAGCGGCGATCCTCCGCATCAGGTCGACGGTGTCCATCGATTCTGAAACGCCGGCGGCTATCGTCTGGTATTGACCGCGCTCTTTGGCTGCGTTGGCTTCGGCTATCTTTGGGTCGGTCCACTGGTCGGGGGCGACCTTCGCCGAATTCCCCTCCGCTTCTGACTTCGCCACGAAGAGAGCGTTGCGGCGCTGTTCATCCTTATCGCCTGGAAGGGACGACTTCCCAAGCTCGATCTCTTCCATGCTCCGCTTGAGTTTGTCGATTACCTCTTTGGGGCCCTTATCGTAGGTCGCGCCAAGCAGCCAGTCGATCTTCCCAGGCGCTTCGCCGGCGAGACCGGCGGCGATCTGCTTGATATTGGCGTCGAGCTTTTCCCCGAGCTTGTCTGACTCTGCAATTGCCTCGTCGATGGCGTCCTTGATGCCGTTGTGGGGCTTGTGCTCGATCTTGTCGATGGACCGTTGAAGGCTGTCGCTCTGCACCCGCAGGCTGTCGTTCGTGTGCTCCATAGAGATGGTCAGTCCGTTGAACATTTCCCGATGCTTCGCCGCCGCCTCTTCCGACTTGTGAACCATCTCGACGATCTTCTCGCCAACTTCGTAGATGGTCTTGCCCAGGGCGAACACCACAACCAGATCAAACGCGGCGTTCATGGCCGTGGTGATACCCGGGAGTTTCGAGATGATGCCCTGCAGGCCGCGTGGAATGCCCAGGCCAAGCTCTTCAGACAGCAGCTTGACGGACTCCTTCGACTTCGCCATCTCCTCGCGCATTTCCGCGGCCATCTTCTTCGTCAGTCCCTGGGCTTCCCCAATGGCTGCTTTGAAGTTGGCGATCTGGAGTTCGAGCGAGACGTATGCTGCTGCAACCTTGCGAGAAGCCATGGTGGTGCTCCGGGACTTGATGAGAGAGGGATTAGAGAATCGGTACGGCTGGGCCCAAGGCTATGAGCGCGAACTTGCGAGCGAAGTCTTCGGCCACGTCGTCGTCGGTGACTTCCTTCACTTTGCGGTCGAGCATGAAGTCGGAGGCCGATAACGGGGGATCGGGGTGAGCCATCGAGAAATTGGCGGTAACTGAGGCCAACATGCCGACCAGGTAGTTGCTGCGATCGAGGGCCTGCTTATGGCGATGGAGAAGAGCCGAGAACTGCCGCGGTGTGAGGGACCAGAAATCGGCGTCGGATAAGTGCAGATCGTAACGCGCCGAACTCCACAATCCCATCCATCGCCGCGCGTTGGTTAGCTCTGGTCCGTCTTGGGGTCCGCGTCTTCGTCCGCCTCGGCATCAGGCTCGGCCATGCCAGCGCTCCAACATGCGAGCACCTTGTTCCAGATGTCGGAGAGGTTCTTGCGCGTAACCAGGGCCTTTGCTTCAGCCAGCGTCACCTTGGGATTCAGCGGAAGCAACGCGGCGTAGAGCATGGCCCTGACCAGGTTGATTGAAGGCGAAGAGATGTCGCGTGAACGCAGCCCCGTGAGAAGCGGGCGGTCGAGAACGTCTTCGGCCTGGGCGACGGCTTCAAAGGAAAACAGGAGTTGGAAGGCGGCCTTGCCGATCGTCAGTGAGGTGGAAGGCGCAACTGGATTATTCATAGGTTCTCACTCGCTTGGACAGATTGAAGGCGTTGAGCGAGCAACGCCTTCGGCTCTGTGGGCCAGCCGCGACTGCCGTCACGGGTTGTGTTGGTTAGCTGCCTGTGGCGACAGTCATCACGGAATCCAGCTTGAGGCTGATCTTCACGGTGACTGCCTTGCCGGCGTCGATGTTGCTTGGGACCGGGTTCTTGGCCACGTATGCCGAGAAGGCATAGATATTGCCGGTGGTGGACTGTCCGGAGATCGGCTTGAGCTGGATCTGGAATGCGTTGGCCAGACCCGTCTGGAATGCCGTCTGCAGCGCGACGATGCCGGGATCGCTGGGCAGGAAGATGCCGGTCGCAGTGAACTCGCCGGGATCGACCAGGGTTGCGAGCGACTCCTTCAAGACGCCCACGCCGACTGCCGGCGAAGAGGTGTTGGTGATGTCGTCATACGACCAGCTCTGCTCGGGGACGGTGAATTCCTTGAGCTGCAGAACGGCGATCCCAGTTGGCGTGGTAGCCGGCGCGACAGTGAGAGCGACGGGCGGCTGCGCGGGCGGGGTGCAAGGCACGGCGAGAGTTGCAGCGACCGAATTGATGACCAGAATTGACCCTGCTCCGGTCCCTGACTTTGTGGTTGCGGACATGTGAATTACCTCGTGTAAGGGGTTGGGGCTTAGCTCTGGTAATCGATCAGAACTGAGACGTTGGTTGTCGAGAGCAGGGCGTCGGGCTGATACAGATCCGTCACGTTCACGACGTCGGCGAAGAAGACTTGTGGGCCACTCGGGAGGAATCCCTGGTAGCCGTTGAGCGCGGCCTTGACCGCTAGCCCGAGCTTGTGGGCGATGAGGTAGCTGCCCGGTCCGAAGGACGCGTGGCAGGAAAACAGGATCCGCAGGTGGGCCACGCCGGAAGATCCAGTGAGCGTCATTTCGTCGTGATCGCTGACCGCCTGGTACACGATGGCCGGGAAGAGCGAGATATCCACGGGCGCGGGGATGGGCTGGATGCTGTCGCCGCCGGCGACGATGGCCACGATGGGCGCCTCGGTGAGGAGCAACGCGACAATGCCTTCGATCAATGTGACCACTTAGTAGTCCTCTCCGCCGTACTCCGAGCCCGAAGGTGAATCGTCGGCCAGGTCCTGGCCGAGCGACGATGCCAGGTTCTCGAGCATCACGTCGACGGCCCGTTCGATCGATGAATCGAAGCTGCGCACCATGAAAGGGTTGGCGTCGATGTGCTTTGTAACGTGCGAACCCTTTTCGCCGCGCTTGCCGCCCTCGATATGATCGAAGCCGTTCTCGACCCAATAGGCCACGTGGCCGGTGCCGATGCCGGGGCCGACTTTGACCGACGGGTAGTACCTGGTCCCGATGACGACCTGGTCGCAGAGGCTTTCTTTGAGCACCCCCGGCTGCAGCGCATCGCTGTCCGGAGTCGGCGTGTCGGTGCGCTCTGGGCATTCCGCGGACATTTCTTCGAGCAGCACGTCGCCGCCGGCCTGCAGCGCGTTACGGACGGCCCGCTTCGCCACGCGCATTGGGAGAGCCTTCAGCAGGTCCTCCCATTCGCGTGTGTCGATTTTCAGCGCTACTTCATCGGCCATTACGAACTCCCATTCACGAGCTGAGGGTGTCAACGCCGACGCAGGCGAGGATTAAAACCCGGTGACGGCGATTGACGTCGTCAACGGCCTGGACGATATAGGCGTTGTCGCCGAAGAGGACCTGCATCCCCGGCGCGATCGGGACCGCCGGATAGCGGATCGTGATGCAGTCGGTGGCGTTGGCCGCGAGCGTTGAATTCTGAAAGCTGAACTTGAAAGTCAGGCTGGCGGTGCCCTCGATGGCGGCGCGCGTGGTGAGCACAGTCGTCCAGGTCACGCCCGGCTGTCCGGCTGTGTCGCGCGTGGAGCTGGGCGCCTGGATGGTGACCTGGTGCTTCAGGGTGCCGGGCTGAATAATGGTGGGATCGAAGCTCATGAGCTATTCGCCCCCGAAGCTGAAGGTGTCAAATGTCTCGCCCATGAGCAGCGCATCGACCGCGAACTCAATGGCCTTGGGCAGGTTCTGCGCAGCCGCATCGCGGTTGTTGTTCCAGTAGCTGATCAGCAGCAGCATGGCCTGGACGATGGTCTGCGGGATGTTGTTTGCGAGGTAGTAAGTCGCCGTCAGTGTCTGGCTGGCGTAGCTGCCGGGCACTGTGAGCACGCTGGCGGCGTTGCTGAACACGACTGGGTTGCCGTCGTCATCCAACAGGGTCAGGCCCCCGGTGTAAAGCACTAAGCCTGCTGTGATGGCCGCCGCGATCGCTGCTGCCTGCGAAAGCGTGACATTGAAGGGCGCATCGAGAGGAACTACCAGAGTGTCGACAATCTGCAGCGCGTAAGTGCCGGCCGTCCACAGCACGATGACGTTGCCGGGCATGAAGTTCTGGCACCACGGCCAGTAGAGGAGCGACGTGGGGAAGATCCGCGCCGGCTCGCTGTTGATGTCCGCGGTGTAGGTGCTGGGGGCCAGCGTCTGCAGTTCGCCGTTCTGGTCGAGATAAGTGATCGACGTGACGGCGAGGCAGCCAGGCTTGGGGAGGTGGATGGCAAGCTCTTCCCAATATCGGCTGAAGAACGGGAACTTGCGATGGCCGCCCACGGTGCTGGAAAAGTTCGGGTAAGGGAAGTAATCTATGGTGAGCTGCATGGGGCGATTCAGGATGCAGCGGTTCATCTTCTTCTCACAGAGCCGGCGTGCAGCGACGATCAACCCGCTGATTAGCGGGTCATCCACGGTCATGCCGGTATCGACCACGCATTGGAGCTTGGCCTGGGCGAGCGTGACAAACTCCACCGGGGCCGCGAGTTCTTTGTAGGACAGGGGCATCGGCTTTTACCTGGTCGCTTTTTCGTATTTGGCAGGGGTCGCGGTTTCGCGGCGGGTCTTGCTTGGCGGAACGTCAATTTGCACCGGCGCAGGCTGCAACAGCGCCTCAATGCGTTCGAGCGACGCCAACATGCTTTTCGCGACGCTGAACGGTGTAGCTGTTTCTTCTGGCATATTTCCCTCGATGTGGTGATGAAGAACCTCGACGGGGACTCCCTGGTTGGAGAGTCCCCGTCATTGGGTTTTAGGCGTGTACCTTCAGGCCCATGATGGGGTGAGTTCCACCGGGAGCGATGAATGCCGAGCCGTTGCGCGCAAACGGAATGAAGCCGGTTGCGAACTGGGCCGCGTAGAGCTCCTTCACCACCGTCACCGCCAAGCCGGGGTTAACCGTCTTGAGGATGTAGCCGGCCTTGAAATCGCCCAGGAGGATGGGATAAGCGCCGGCTGCGATGTTGGGGAGTGCCTGCACCAGCTTCACGGGGCGGCCGAGCAGCGAACCGAACGGATCCGCGGTAACGGAGGCCGAAGGCGTGAAGATCGGGTTACCGAGCGTGTTGACCTGGCCGAGCAGGTTGCCGCGAGTCGTCGCGTTCATCACGAAGGTCGAGTTCGGGATGTAGGCGGGATCGAGGGCGCCGAACAGGGCCGCGATGTCGACATAGCTCACAGTGGCCGAAACGGCGGAGGTGATGTTTGTACCCGCCACCGCGACGCCCGTCAGGATCGAGGCGACGTTGCCGCTGGTCGAGCCGTTGACGCACATTGCGGAGAGCGAGCGGAAGTAGCGCTTGGCCAGGATGTCTTTGACGAAAGTGGTGATGTCAAAGGCTGAATCCTGCAGCTCCGCCCATCCGACCAGAATCACCGGGCAGGACAGCAGGCTGGACGTGACCAGAGCGCCGGAGAGGACCGGGTCCTGGGTCGCGTTTGCGTCCGCGGTGCCTTCCACTTCCTCATACAGAATCGAGGAGGTGTCGTTGCTGGTCGCGTACTTCTGGGGGTTGCCGGAATCGGAGCGGACGTTGTTGACGATGGTCAACAGATCGCCCCACTCCTTCTCTGCCTGCATGAGTTCCGGGAGGAACGCCTGCGGGACAAAGTTTGCGCCGGTGCCGGACTCCAGGATGGCGCGGGTCTCGGCCGATCCGAAGCGCGTGCGGGTCTCAGTGTTGAGCTGGAGGTAATGGTTGTTGCCGCGGATGGCCGCATCGAACGCATTCTTCTGCGCGGCGTTGCGGGCTTCCACCGTCGCATCGGCTCCGGTTGCGCCAGGCGCTCCGCGGGGGATGAGGCGCTGGCTGCGCTCTTCAACCTCAACCACGGTGGTGCGGTTGAAACGAACAACATCGGCGTCGATGATGTCCACGTCGGCAAGCATCGCATCCACTGAGGTGCGATTCTCGGCCGTGACTACGGGCTGCAGAAGAATGACCTGCGCCTGCGCCAGAAGCTTGGTGCGGGCTTCGTGCATTTCCTGAAGAGTCATTTGGTGTTCCTTCTTGGTGCGGATTTGTGGTGCAGCGGGACACCATGCGCGGCGTGCGCATGACTCTTCGCGGCCTGACGGACGAGTGCGAGTGAACGCGGCCGGCAAGCGGCCGCCCCTCAGGCGTGAATCTGAACTTGGTTACTTCGTGTGCTGGGCCAGGGCGATCCGGATCGAGCGCTTCCGGTCTTCGCTGGCCAGGTGAGCCGCGCGCGACGCCCTGCAATCGTCAGAGCAGTACTCGTCGTCGCAATCCTCGTCGGAACAGAGGGCGCATGAACCCGCCACGCATTGTGCGCAATCGCAGGAGCACGTCGGATCGGCGTCGGGGTCGTCGCGCTTCTCGGCGGCTGCGACGGCCGCGAGCCCAGCCGCAAGTTTCGTGCGCACTTCCGCCGGCATGTCTGTCGGCAGCGAGCGGGCCTCGACAGCGCGGACACCGCTGGTTGCATCGGTGTAAGCGGGGTATGTCACCGGCGAAACGTCGAAAAGCTCGGCGGTCTTCACGGTACGAATATCCATTCCGACCAGCGGGTCATAGCCCCAGGCCGCGTCGGTGCAGATGAAGCCGAAGCTGGACTGGTTGAT